AATAGCCCAGTGAGGAGGCTTCTGGCCTCTTCCAATACAATAGGCTCAAGACGACTAGCGCTAGTCCCCAGGTGACTAAAATCAACTGGGAGAGAGGCGTCAGTTTTGGTAAATTTATGTAATACTTTACCTTCAGTCTTTGGATCATATGGTACCTCCAACTTGTAAAACATGAAACAGAATTGGTTCATGTCCGTGATAGCGCAGATATCCGCGTCGTCACGAACCACCCCGTCGTCATCGAAAATGCGACTTAGCAAACCCTTCATAAAATGAGGGATTGCTGTACCACGCTTTTTACTAAATTGTGGTATTTGAAGTCGTTTACCTAAGAGGGATGAGTTTATACTCTTTCCCAACGAAGGTAAAGTCTTGGTTAAAAACCCAAGACCTTCGGCGGCGGTACGACGTTGTAAAGTACTAACGTCGCGTTCAGTTCCCAACCCTGCCTGCTGCAGAATGTCTAAAAGCAGTTGGGTAGAAAGGTTAAGACAGAATGATAGTAATTTCTTACCATCCATCGGTTTAATCCGACGTTCTGCCTTGATCTGGCTTTTCAGGATAGCATTATTCATGCAGGTCCTCCAAAAGCCACCAAAACCGTCATACGGTTTCCCGTACAGGAAGTCTAAAATTAGACCTCGCGGTTCATAATCTGGTCAACAAATGTCGCTTCACCAACAAAGTTGGTGAGCTGCGTAATAATGTCAGTAACCATAGCTTTGGTTACGACACGCAGCGGAGTATCGAGCACGATATGTGCACGATGCTCAAGGACATCTCCTTCAACAGCGCCGTTTTCGACACTGTTTGAGAGTTTGACCATGCTGCGCAAGCGCGCGGCATCGCCGGTCCCAACAGTCTGGTGAGAAATTTCCAGGCCTCGGGGTGTCCCTATGTCTCGTGCTCTATCTGAGTACAAGCATTTGGACCCGGTATTCTGAACTTCTGCGTAATCTACGTCAGCAGGTGTAGCATCTGCTATCGTAATGATTCCTGATGTGGAAAAAGACATTGGTGCCTTCCTTTCATCACGTATTGTTTAACGTGATACACTAACGCAAATGAAACGTTAGAAAGGTATATGGCGCCATATTCCACAATGCGGTTTACAGCGGCTACCTTCCAAAAGCGTTTATCTAACGTTAGCGGTTAGGTCGCACAGCTCAAATTAAGCTGTAGACATGCGACGGTCAATAACCTCCGCGTTTAAAACGCGGTATCCTTTGCTCAAGGAGCAAGGATCCCAGGACGAACTTTCGAAGAGTCATATCCCCGGTTTTTATTACAGCATTCAGATCAAAAAATCGATCATCAACTGGCCGGGGTCGCCTCGCGTACCATTTAAAGGTACCGCTGGCCCTTTCATCCCAATCCGACTCACCATAAGTTGAATATCTCTGTAATTCAGATTGATATTCACCCACGAATTTGACGGACGTACCGAATTCCTTTATAAATAGGGTAATCGGTATCCACTTCTTGCGTAGTTGGACTAAAAAATCGCCAACACCAAGAAACCAATCCAGTACGAAACTGTACGGGATTGCCTCCCACAATATCCCCGCATTTAACTGCACACCTAAGGTGTCCAGAATGGCTTTTAACTGCCATTGGAAACGGGAAAGTTCGGGAAGCTGATAGGTATACCGCATCACTGCAGTACGTGTGAGATGCGAGACCTTAAACCAGTCTCGAACTCGAAATGTATCAGATGAAATATACTCTGGTACATCCCATGAAAAAGGCTCTTCTTCTTCGGAGTAACGACGAATCTGCAGCTTTCCGGCATTCTGATGCAAATCAGAAAGGCGATCTTGAAGGGTTGTCAAACCCTTGTAGAGTCGCTTCATATCCCCAATGAATGGGACTAAGCCAAAGCTGTAGTTCAACATCAAGCCAGAGAAGTTTTCAAATAGTGACTTCTCCTTATCCCACCAGAATTTTATCTTCTTCCTACCCGTTTTTCCAACGGAATAGTAAGGTGATAGTGTCTTGACTTCGCGCAATTCATGCACGAAGTTTACAAGACTGAAGCCTGACTCCATACTTGGAGTCATACTAGCTACAGCGCGTTTACAAAACGCCAACCAGTCATAGCTATCGTAATAAAGATAGGTTTTGACTGTTGCTAGGATACTTTCCGGTGTGTCTGCTGGCCCGGGATGGCTCGAGTTCGAGTGATAACCAATATCATTCACTGGCCATCGATGTAAACTCGTTCCCAATGTCTGGCTGACCTTACTATGTACACATACATTATAGGTCTCAAAACCAGATCCGTAGTCTATAGCTTCTTTTGAAGCTGTATAACTAACGGTACCGGAACCGGGTGTGCCGACAATTTCCTCGCTTGCATTCGTGGTAAACCACTCACGCGCACAAGAGCTTGGTGTTGACCTCGTCTTAGACTTCATTGTCTAACTCCTCCTGGGTAAAAGGTGAACTGAACACGAGAACGAAAGGGAGTACCTCTCGGGGTGCTCAGAAGGGCGACGACATGTC